TTGCCGATACGCAAGGATCGGGTTCAAACCGGCCTTCCTCATGTCCTCCATGGTCCACTGGTACCGGTGCTTATACATGCCAACCTGATGCGCCTGCTGACGCTTAAGCATCTTAAAGTTGGCCACCTGCTGCATGGCGGAACCCGCCATATCGGAAATGATGCCCATGCCCATTCCGATGCCTGCCCCTGCCATCTAAAAATGGTCAATCATGCCGGGTACGCTGTACATCGGCATGGGGCGGGCACACTGCAAATCAAAATAACAATCAAGCAAAAAGTGCGGTTCCGACGGAACCGCAATAATCCGCGCGATCGGAGGGTCCTCCTGAATAAAAGCCGTGTCCAACACCGGCAACATCGCGCCAAAATCCTGGGCCAAATGCCAGGTATCCAAAGGCAAAGCCGACGTACTCCGCATAGCGGACGTAATCTTACTCGGCTTATAACGATACTCCGCGTACCGCTCCTGGTATCCAAACACCAGATCATCGTCGGCAGACAAACTGCCCATCGCTAGTATCTCCTTGTTAAGCACCGCCTGCTCTCCAAGGTTCGCCAACGCGGGCCAATAAAAATCGAATCGCGTCCTACGCGAAAACATTCGATCAAGTCCCTGCTGATAATTCAAATCGGCTCTCACACTAACAAGACCGATAATCACGCAATGCTCCACAAAGGACTTAACAAAACCGCCACCCTGAGAACTCACGGTGGCAAACGCACTCAAATTACCCTGAGGCGTAGTGGCCGTCTCCGACGTCTGCGCAACCGTATTCACCATAATATTCGCAGTACCACCACCAAGAAACTCCGGCCTCTGCAACCGCTGATCCGGAGACGTCACACCAAAGTGACTCCTAACAATCTCGGTATACCGAGTACCTCCTCGCGCATCGCGCTCAAACAACTTCTGCAACTGAAACGCCTCGCGAAGCTCGTTGATAGTCGCCGCAGTCGCGGACGACAAATCGGCTACGCCTTCCAACTGCGGATCATTCCATTTCATATCCCCGCTGGTGCCACCAGGCAACCCAGTCGGGCCCACGTGCACATTGTCGCCAATAGCATTGGCCTCCAGCTGCAGGTCGGAGTTACCTCCTTCCACATCAAACGTGGGAATCCCAGTATCGTTCTCCGCAGTAATACTTACAGGCGCCGACGTACCTAACGGCAACTCAACCGGCGTACCCTTCTGCGGGAACGGCAAACACGACGTAAAATAATCATGGCGCTTACCGCGCCTCATCTTCGGATACATCAAATAACTATCCGGCCCGTCATCCTTCGTGATGAACAGCGACTGCTGCAAATTCTCATCACGAAACCACTGATTATAAATCAGGTTATAAGCACGGGCCCACAACGCCGAAACACTCAAGTTCGGCACCATCGTAGGAATACCGAAGTAGTCGAAAATGCTGTCCTCCGCGAAACCCGCGGGATCTGGCGAAATCACCTGGGGAACCAAAAAACTCGTCGAATCTCCAGGATCCTCCTGCTCACCATTGAACTTCTGCCAGTTGTCCCAAAGCAACCTAATAGGGACAGCAAAATAAAACGTGTCCATGTACAAATTGTCCAACACCGGATGAATGGGAGTAGCCATCCGGCCGAATAACGTCGCCTTCAACGAGAACGTATCTCCCGGCAAAGCCTCATCCACAAAGATCGGGATCAAAAAACCCGCATCTAACGTGGTCTTCAGACCACTGGAGCGATTGAACTTCGACCTCTGCATCGGCGCATCGGGAATCTCAGCAAACTTATGCTGACCAGCAGTCGTACCCTTCTGCTTACCGTAAGACTTACCGTGCGCCATCATCGCTCCTCTGGAACGTCAAAGCCGTTCCTAAATTCTCCGCCGAATCGCGGAGATCAAACTTCGCAATACGCTCATCAAACTCGCCCAGCTCGAACAACGTAAAATCCGCACCGAACGTGCGGAACACATGCTCAATATCATTCGCGGCGGCACTAAAAACACGAATACCAACCGCTGTAGTAGGTGAAAAAAACGGAGGCAAAAAAGCCTCAGCCTTCGAATCATAAACTGAAAAAACCTTCACTTAAGCTCCCCTATTAAGATGACTAACAAAATAACACAAACACACAAATAGGCACTAAAAGCAAAAAACAATAACCTAAACATCTCGGCTAAACTGGCTCAACCGAGCATCCGTACACACCTCTCTAACACGCAAGCGGTCTGGCGTCTGATCATCAGCATACTTCGCCGCCTTCCTAACACGCTCACGCTTAACGCCCTCCAAGAACGCAGAATCCTGCTTCTCTAACTCCCGGTCGTAAAACACCGGAGGGCGATACTTCTTGCCGTCATGGACGACAAAATCCGCGGGGTACACATCGTCGCTGAACTTATCCAACCATCCGGCACCAAGGCCCGGACGGCGCGACATCGTACAATACTCCCGCTTAACAACAAACTCCTCGCCGGTCTCTACATCGACACGGCGATAGTGCTCATCGGCAAGGTCTCCGCCTACCTTCTTCAGCACATAGCGCGCAACATAGCCCGCACTCTGAAACGTTAGGTCCCCTAACGTACAGAACCCCTGACCCCACTGCTGCGTCAAAGTGGGGGACACAAAAATGTCATAATTCGCCTTCCGCGAAAACAATTCCCTATCGGCTCTAAAATCGAGCCCGAAAATACAAGCATGGTAATGGGGCCGGAGATTCCTCTCTCCGTACTCCCCACAATGCAAAAACCGAAACGGGCCAACATTCTTCCGGACCCGCTTCGCAAACCGCTGCCAATGGGAGACATCCAATCCGCCGTCGAACGGCAAGTGCTCCTGGTCATAGGTCAGCGTTACAAAACAGTTGCGGTCATGTAGCGAAGCCTCATGCACGCAACGAAGCGCCCACGACTGCGCGCGCTTCAGTCGGCAGGACATACACTGGCCACAAGACACCGTGACCGGGCGATCAACCCATCCTCGGGATGCGCTAAAGACGACCTGACCACCCGGTGCACGATACCCCCGAAGGGGCCGCGTACAAGTCACGGCTTACAGCCTCCAGCCGCCTCTCATCGATCGACCCTTCGGGCGATTCTTACCATTCGTTCGGCGACCCTTGCGGAAGCTCTTCCTCGAGGACTTCCTCGACATCTTCCGACGCTTTCCATACGGCATGCTCTACCTCCTAAAACTGAGTGAAACAATCAAGTGGTGTCACTCAGACCAGTAGTATCAAGTGCACTACTGGTCAAGCGCTCACTCACCGCCCTTCACAACGGGCTCAGCCTTCGGCTCCGGCTCCGGATCAGCCTTCGGCTCCGGCACCTTCGGCTCGCGCACCGGAGGGCCGTGCAGCTCATTCACGAGCTTCTCAAGGCCCACCGTACGCAGCTCCGCTGCATTCTCCGGATCATTCAGATACGCCACAAACTCTGCCGGGTCGTTTCCACAACGATCGCGAAGCTCCGCCGGCAGCATCTGAAATCCTTCCTGCGCCGACTTCACACGCACATGCATCGCAAGATAATCCTCAACCGAGGTAAAATCACCATACCGCGGCTCCGCCTTCGTAATGTGCTCCAGCTGTCCCGTCGACGCGTACTTACGAACAATCGCGTTGATGTCACACGCCTCGCGCTCCGACTGAATCGTCTTCGACTTACCTCCGAGCTCCGACACCACTCGAGCTCGAGCAAACGCATTCCTGACTTCCATCACAACACCTTCTCTAAAACGTCCGTGATCACCGTCAACAACTCAGTCACGGCCTTCAAGGTCTGCACCACAAGTGACAGACCCAACTCACCAAGCTTCAAGACTTCAACTTCCTCCACCTCGGACTCCTTGCAGCAATCGCTGCAGCATCCGGGTCCACTGTCCGGCCTTCGTTCCATAGAACGTTTCATCGGCCTGGGCCCGGGGAACACCACTCCGCTTCAGCGCCGCATCCGACGCAGCGGAGTTCACCAAATACGGCCTCAACTGCCTAATAGTCTCCGCGCGTTCCACGCTTTCCTGAGACATCGACGAGGCCTGATACGAGAGCATCTCATTCCGATGCCCTTCAGAACGCTTCGCGTCCTTCTCAACCTTCAACATCGACGCCATCCGCGCCGAACTAGCGTAGGACGTACCCGTCCTCGCAGAAGCACCGGCACCAGAAGTAGCCGGCGATCCAGCACCCGGACCTTGCCGATACGCAAGGATCGGGTTCAAACCGGCCTTCCTCATGTCCTCCATGGTCCACTGGTACCGGTGCTTATACATGCCAACCTGATGCGCCTGCTGACGCTTAAGCATCTTAAAGTTGGCCACCTGCTGCATGGCGGAACC